GATCATTATCCACCTGTTACGTACCTGCCTGACCAAGATAGTCTATTTAGGCCTCGTAATTAACAACATTCTGCTCTCGTGTTATCAGAGGAGCAATTGCAAAACGACAGCTGGCGGGTGAGTAGGAAGGTTTAATGCGTAAGTAAAACATGTATCCATGCGAATTAGTGGGATGATCGTAGGTATAGACATTATCTAATTCTTCAACTGGGTCTGAACCAGGAGCAAGATTACTCTTCCAGGCGAAGATACCTTTTGAATCTTTTAGATGTTGGAAAACGACCGAAGGAGATGCTGATTTCAAATGAAATAGACAAGCTGAATAAAAAGCGGATTCTTTCTCTTGAGGTGTATCACGAGCTGCTGGTTGAGAGCGAGCCAAATAAGTATGATATAAATGACACAAATTTGCAGCATAAGCGAAATCAGTATTTTGAGCATGACCAGCGCGTGAGCGTAAAGCGTCAATTGTAATATTTTCTTTGATGTACTCAATCCATTCGGCCACAAAGCGAGAAATAATACCCATGAGAAGTGTCATTTGTTGAGGACTGATAGTTACAAATGCTTCAGTTTGGATCTTAGTCTGACCTCGAACTATTGTTGTACCTTGGCTGATACATAATCGAGCTTCTTTATCAAGAACAACGCGTACGCGATGAGTTTCATCGTGAACAAGAGCTAAGTTGAAACCAGCTAACTCGGGAGCGGTATACAATCCATGTCTCGCTGGAGGTAACGCTTGGTTTGTTAGAATGTGAAACAAGTCCGTTCTAAATGTGAACAACGTCATTGCGTTTCCAGTCGAGATATTGTTTGATGTTGTGAACTCGGTGAGCTTTCCTGTTTGAAATGACGTAGACATCTTGGCTGTGGTCAGTTACTTTATGTGCGGGATGGACACAAGGTAGAATTTTATC